TTTGGTGCGGAGAAATACGAACCAGATAATTGGAAGCAAGTTCCAGACTCAAAACGAAGATACTTTGACGCAATGCAAAGACATCTTTGGGCATGGAAAGAGGGAGAACAGAATGATCCCGAAACTGGAAAGAATCATTTGGCACATGCAATGTGTTGCTTGATGTTTCTTTATGAGCATGATGTAAAGTATTCTAAGGATTCAAATGTTTAAGATGTTAATCGCATTTATTTCTTTGTTCATTATATTCTATACGGGGATTGAAATCTTTCGTAAGTTTACTGGCAAAGAGAAATGGGAAATGGTGAAGACAATTTCATATAGTCTAGCAATTTCTCTGGCAGTGGTAGTGTTTTTGGTTAGTATTGTTGTTTTATTTTAAGGATTAATTATGAAAAGTATTTTGAAAGTTTCTGCCATCGTTGCAGCTTTGTCTTTGGCTACTGGATGTACTCGTATTGAGACTGGCGAAGTTGGTCTGCGTCGTGGTTTCGATAAGCAAGTTAAGAATGAGGAATTGCTTCCAGGTTCATTCAACCAAACTATCATTGGTGAGGTTCTAACATTTCCTGTGAAGGAAATCTCAGTCAAGGTTGAGGACATGACTCCATTGGCTAAAGATAATAGCACAATGAAAGATTTTGACGCATTGGTTACATATAATATCAATCAATCACAAGTTGCTGAAATCTATAACAGCAAGAATCGTTCTTTCCACGCTGTACATAATGGCGATGTTTACTTGATGTATAACTACATCTTCAATGCTGCTCGTAATGCCATCTATAAGTCTGCTCGTAAATATGAAGCACTGGATATGGCTGATAGTCGCCAAGCCATGGAAACTGAAATCAAAGAACAGATTGTTAAAACATTAGCTGAAGAAAAGTTGGATGGCACTATTGTTATCGGACAGGTTCTAATCCGTAACATTGTTCCTGCTGATTCTGTTGTTGCTTCTGCCAATGAACTTGTGAAAGCCAAGAACGAATACAAAACTGAAGAAGTTAAAGTTGCGACTGCTCGTAAGCGTAACGAATCTATGCAAGCAAACCCTATGGCTATCCCTCTGTTGAAAGCTGAAGCTGAAGCAGATGCTATGCGTAAGTTGCCAGATGCTATCGCTAACTTCAAAGGACAGACACTGGTTATTAATGGTGTAGTTACTCCAACTGTTGCAACTAATACAAAATAAATTTGTCAAAACACACACATTACAGTATAATCGTTATACATATTACTATGAACACTAATGAAGGAAACTAAATGAAACTAAGTAAAGAAACCCATAACCTATTGAAGAATTTTGCTGGCATTAACAGCAACCTTCTTCTGAAGTCTGGTTCTAAAATCTCAACAATCTCTTCGCAGAAAAATGTAATGGCTTCTGGTTCAATCACAGAAGCAATCCCTAGCGAATTCGGTATCTATGATCTGAATGAATTCTTGGGTGCACTATCTTTGTTTGAAGATCCTGAATTGGACTTCAAGGATAAGTTTGTCACCATCAAAGAAGCAGGTAACAGCATCAAGTATTTTGCTGCTGAAGCATCCGTGCTTACTGTTCCTCAGAAAGAAATTACATTCCCCGATCCAGAGATTACATTTACATTAACTGCTAGTACACTAGCATTGATCCAGAAGACTGCTTCAGTTCTTCGTGCTCCAGATTTGTCTATCGTAGGTAATGGTAGTAAGATTATCGCTGTAGTAGGCGACAAGAAAAATGCCACAGCCAACTCTTATGAAGTTGACTTGGGCACTTCAGACAAATCATTTAAGGTAAATCTTAAAGTTGAAAACTTAAAGATGCTTCCTGGAGAATACAATGTGTCAATCTCAAGCAAACGAATCAGCCGATTCCAAGGAACAGGAGATCTTGTCTACTTCGTTGCCGTTGAATCAGATTCCAGTTTCGACTTCTAATTATGTAGTGTTACCAGAGGACGATGGAACAGATCGTCCTCTAAATCCTTTTAGTAACCATTGAGGTATTTTATATTATGAGTGACCAATTTCTTTGGGTTGAAAAGTACCGACCAAAAACAATCGATGAATGTATTCTTCCTGATAGTCTGAAACAGACATTCAAGGAGTTCATCGCTAGTGGACAACTACCTAACTTTCTGTTCTCTGGAACAGCAGGTGTGGGTAAAACTACTGTAGCAAAAGCACTTTGTAATGAAGTTGGTGCTGAGTATCTTTTGATTAACGGATCAGAAGAATCTGGCATCGATATCCTCCGAACAAAGATCAAATCCTTTGCTTCTTCTGTTTCCCTAACAGACTCTAAGAAAGTAGTTATCCTTGACGAAGCTGATTATCTAAACGCTAACTCAACCCAGCCAGCATTGCGTGGCTTCATTGAGGAGTTCTCTGCTAATTGTCGCTTTATCTTTACATGTAACTTTAAAAATCGAATCATTGAACCACTACATAGTCGTTGTTCAGTTGTCGAGTTTAAAATTGATAACAAAGATAAACAAATAATTGCAGCAGGGTTCTTTAAACGAGCCACAACTATTCTTAAGGATGAGAACATTGAGTTCGATCCTAAAGTTGTAGCAGAAGTAGTAACAAGACACTTCCCAGACTATCGTAGAATCTTAAATGAATTGCAACGATACTCTGTTACTGGTAAAATCGACAGTGGAATTCTTGTTAATCTTTCTGATGAATCATATCGTGAACTAGTTAAGAATCTTAAAGAGAAAGATTTCACTTCTGTTCGTAAATGGGTTGCTAAAAATAGCGACATCGAAACAACACAATTGTTCCGAGATCTTTACGATAAAGCAGTAGAGTTTCTTGAACCGAAAAGTATTCCACAGTTAGTTCTAATTCTTGCAGACTATCAGTACAAAGCTGCTTTCGTGGCAGACCATGAACTAAATACTGTTGCTGCGATGACTGAGATTATGATCCAATGCCAGTTCAAGTAAGGAGACATCATGGAATACTTAGTTACAGTTTTTGTAATAATGATGATCTTCTTAATGGGTGCACTTTGGGGTTGGAATGCTCGTGAGAAGTTTGCTGAAAAGCAACTTGATAGATTCATTGAACGATTTGAAGAGAAGGTAGATGAAACTGTAATCAAAGTTAAGTTGGAGAAACATAACGATATGATTTACATGTATCGTTTATCTGACAACTTGTTTATGGCTCAGGGAAGAAATGAAGAAGAGATGACAGAAGTCTTGAAGAAGAAATTTCCTGAAAAAGTATTCGCAGCATCTACTGTAGATCTGAAAGAATGTGGGTTCAAAGATGAATCCATTTGATTTTCTAAATGAAATAAACTCTGGCAAGAAAGATTTAATTAGAGAGGATCCTCAGAACGAGAAGGATTATGTTCCGTTCATGGTAAATAGGGGACTCAGTTATTTCGCTGATACAATAATGTATGCAAACGAAATGAACCGAGTTTCTGGAGCACCGAAACTTTGGCAAAACGACTTTTTCCTAAATAGTATTTCTAAGAAGAAGCGGTTTTCAAAGTGGCATAAGAAAGAAGCCGACAGTCAATCGCTTCAGCTGGTTATGGAGTATTATAAATATTCCAATAGACGAGCGCAAGAGGTCATGGATATTTTGAGTCCTGATCAGTTGAAGATGATAGAAGAAAAATTATACAAAGGTGGAAAATAATGACTGTCGAAATGATTTACTATGACTGGACTCCAGACTCGATGCTGGAAGTTACTCTCCCAGAACCAGACAACTTCTTAAAGATCCGTGAGACTTTAACGAGGATTGGTATTGCTTCTAGAAAAGAGAATAAACTTTTTCAGTCTTGCCATATCCTACATAAACAGGGTAGGTATTTTATCGTTCACTTCAAAGAACTATTTGCTTTGGATGGTAAAGAATCGAACATAACATCTAATGATGTAGAACGCAGAAACACTGTTGCTGGTCTACTACAAGATTGGGGTTTGCTTAAGATCGTAGATGGTACAAAAGCAGAACCAAAAGTTTCTCTGTCTCAAATTAAAGTTGTGGCATTTAAAGAGAAAAATGAGTGGGACTTAGTCCCTAAATATAATATTGGTAAGAAAGTTACCGCTAAATAATTGGAGTGAATGATGAATATCAAACTTGAATTGACTGTTGACGAATGTAATATGATTCTTCGTGTATTGGGTAAACATCCATTTGAAGAAGTTGTAGCAGTAATTAATAGAATTAAGCAACAAAGCGAACCGCAGGTTGCTGAAATGGCTAAAGCAGAAGAAGAAGCGAAAGCAAAAGCTGAACTTCCTGCTGCGTAAAGAATTCACCTTAGGACCACTAAGTTACGAATCGCTTAAAGCTGATAGTGCGTCAAGCTATCGCTGGAGTCAGTAACCAGCATTAATGATATGCCTTCGGGGTATCAATTTTAATTTAACTCGCTTAATAGGAGAAATACTATGGGTAATAACTCATTTCCACAACTCGCATTATTTGGTCCAGGCTTCAAGGACTTCGACAAATTCTTTGTTGGCTTTGAAGACAGTGCAAAACAGTTACAGACTTTGCATGAAGAATTGACCAAAAACATCCCCAACTATCCACCTTATAACATTCGTAAGAATGATGAGAACTCATACACAATCGAATTAGCTGTTGCTGGTTTCGGTGAGTCTGAGATCGACATCACTATCGATGGTGGTAAGTTAATTGTTAGAGGTAATGTAGAAGCAGCAAGTGCTGATCAAGAAGATAACTTCTTATTCAAAGGCATCGCTACTCGTGCATTTACTCGTGCCTTTGCTATCGATGACCACATCGAAGTTAAGAATGCAGAACTGTTCAATGGTATGTTGAAGATTGCTTTGGAGCGTTTGGTTCCAGAACAAGCAAAGCCAAAGAAAGTTCCAGTCAAGACTTCTAAAGGAAAACAATTTTTAAGAGAGGATGAATATGACAAAGCTGCTGAAAGACTTTAAGAATATCATCCTTGGCATTGCTGAGGGTATCCAAATGTTCAAAGCCTATAAAGCAGGTAAAGTAAAATGAATAATTGGATCCCAATGACTGATGAAGATTGGGATTGGGTAAATGGCAAAGTGCCACCAAATCCAAATGATAAACCTAACTAAAAAAATATTATGTCCGTAACATTACAAAATCTTGAGAGCGCATTGGCTGGCGAATCGATGGCTCATATCAAGTATCGCTATTTCGCTAAGATTGCTCGTGAAGAAGGTTTCGAAGATGTTGCAAAACATTTTGAACACACAGCTGATCAAGAGATTAAACATGCATGGGGTCACCTTGAATTGTTAATCGGCAAGCCATCCACTAAGGAATGTTTGCAGAAAGCAATTGAAGGAGAGACTTATGAGTTTACTCAGATGTATCCTAAGTTTGAATTGCAAGCATCATTAGAACAGAATCCTTTAGCAAAGAATGAATTTGCTGAACAGATTGCTGAATCTAAAGAACACGCTGACCAATTCAAAGAAGTATTGGCAAAGGCAGAAAAGCGTTTCAATGCTTTGAAGAAAGTAGAAGAACGACATGCTAATGCCTACACAAAAGTTTTGGAGGCACTATGAGTGAAGTTTATGTATGTATAGTCTGTGGTCATGTACACGATGAGGAAACAGAAGGTAAGTGGGAAGATCTTCCTGCTGACTTTGAATGCCCTGAGTGTGGTGTAGGTAAAGACGATTATCAAGCAATGTAATTAGTTGTACAAGTTAGGGAGAGTTTCGACTCTCCCTAAATACTTGTATGAACAAAAAAGCAAGTGTATTTCCAAACATGGTAACATATGTACCTATCCGAAGAAAGGATTGGGTGCTAAAGATTTCCATCTGGAAAAACAATTCTATAATAGTTGTCGGTTATCATTTGTATACTTTTGCGACTATTGTTAGACAATTTGACGATGCTGATTTAGCAGCATCCTTTTTAGATTTTTTAATTGAACAGGAAGAATTATGAGTAATGTAATGGTATACAAATTGATTAATGGTGAAGAGTTGATTGCTGAAAACTTTATCATGAAAGCAGATATTATTGAACTAAAAAATCCAGCACAGATTATACTTCAAAGAACAGAAACAGGTATGGGTGTTGCTTTAGCACCATACATGGCATACTCGTCAGGTAATGTTAATCTATACAAGAATGCAATTGCAGCAGAATGCATTCCAGATCAAAATATGATCAACGAATACAACCGAATCTTCGGTTCAGGAATTCAGGTAGCTCCAGCCTCAATACTTGCAACATTATAATTAGTTGTCTTTTATTCGTGCCTCAGGTATAATAATATCTGAGGCACTTTCAATTGGAGTTTTGTTATGTTTATGTTCGATATCGAGACGCTGGACACTGAGTCTTCAGCAGTAGTACTTTCTGCTTCCATCATTCATTTTGATCTTGGAAGCACCTTCACTTATGAAGACCTTCTTTCGAATGCAATGTTCGTAAAGTTTAATGTGAAAGAACAGATCCAAGACTACAAACGCACTATGAATAAACGAACTGTTGACTGGTGGAACCAGCAGCATGAATATGTTCGTAAATTAAGTTTAGTTCCATCCTCTGATGACTTGTCAGTTTTTGATGGTATCAATGCCATCAAAAACTACATGGCAAAATTCCCAGAACCAGACCAAACTATTTGGGCTAGAGGATCTTTGGATCAGATGGCTATTGATAGTCTTTGCTATTCTTGCGACCAAGAACCAATTGCTTCATATGCAGTTTGGCGAGATGTCAGAACTGCGGTAGACTTACTAGCAGATACAGCAAAGAGTGGATATTGCGAAGTCAATCATCCAACATTTCAACGACACAATGTTATCAAACACCACCCAACTCACGACTGTGCGTTGGATATTATGATGTTAGTATATGGGAAATAAATGGAATTTTATACAAGTGTAGTTCAGTATGGTAGTAAGATGCTTGTGCGTGGTGTTGACGCACGAGGGTTTCCATTCAGACGCAAAGAAGATTTTAAGCCAACAATTTTTGTTCCTGCGAAAACCCCAACACAGTTTAAAACACTAGAAGGTAAGTATGTTGCTCCATTAGAATGTGGAACAATTCGAGACACCAAAGAGTATATTGAATCATATAAAGATGTTCAGGGTTTTGAGATCTATGGCAACACAAATTGGATTGCTCAATACATCAGCGACAACTATCAAAATGAAATCATTCACGACAGCGACAAGATCAAACTCTTTACGATAGACATTGAAACTAAAACTGAGTTAGGTTTCCCTGACATTGCTACTGCCAATGAAGAGATCATACTCATCTCAATTCAAGACAACAAGACCAAACAGATTACCACATTTGGTAGTAAACCATATGCACATTCTCGTGAAGATGTAACCTACAAGTATTTCGATACTGAATCCCGAATGTTAAAAGAGTTTATCATTTGGTGGCAAGATAATTGTCCAGATGTTGTTACTGGTTGGAACATTAACTTCTTTGACATTCCATATTTGATTCGTAGGATTATTAATGTTCATGGTGATGAACTTGCTAAGAAAATCTCTCCATGGGGATTGATCAATGAACGCAAAATTACAATGAAGGGTAATGAAGAAATCACATACGACATTCAAGGTGTTGCTATGCTAGATTATCTTGACCTGTATAAGAAGTATACATATCAAGCGCAAGAATCCTATCGTTTGGATCACATTGCTTCTGTAGAGTTGGGTGACAAGAAGAAAGAGAATCCTGGAACTTCATTCAAAGATTTCTATACCAATCATTGGGATACTTTTGTAGACTATAACATTCATGATGTGGTGCTTGTTGACAAACTAGAAGATAAGATGAAACTGATTGAACTTCAGTTGACTATGGCTTACAATGCCAAGATTAACTATGAAGATGTATTCAGTCAGGTTCGTATGTGGGATGCTATCATCTACAACCACCTGCGCAATAAAGGTATTGTCATTCCTCAGAATCTGAGCAGTCGTAAAGATGCACAGTTCGAAGGTGCGTATGTTAAAGATCCTCTTGTTGGATTGCATAAGTGGGTGGCTTCCTTCGACTTGAACTCTCTATATCCTCATTTGATCATGCAGTATAATATCTCACCAGAGACTTTGCTTGAGGGTCGTGAGACAGTCAATGTTGATTACCTATTAGAACAGAAGTTTGATACAACAACTCTGAAACGCAGGGATGTTGCCATGACTGCCAATGGTGTTTGTTATACAAAAGAGAAACAAGGCTTCATGCCTGAGTTGATGGAAAAGATGTATAATGACCGAAGCAAGTTCAAGAAGAAGATGCTGAAGGTTCAACAAGAGTACGAACACGATAAGAAGAACAATAATCTCCGCAAGGAAATCAGCCGACTGAATAACCTTCAGATGGCTATGAAGATTGCTTTGAACTCTGCTTATGGTGCGATGGGCAACCAATATTTCCGTTACTTCGACTTGCGTATGGCAGAGGGCATTACCACTTCTGGTCAGTTGTCAATCCGTTGGATGGCAAACAAGCTGAACGCATTCATGAACAAGACTCTGAAGACTGATGGTAAAGATTATGTCATTGCCATCGATACAGATTCAATCTATCTGACGCTGGAAACATTAGTTGAAAAGACTTGTGTTGGTAAGACTGATGAACAAAAGATTAAGTATATGGATAAGATCTGCGAAGATGTTTTCCAACCATTCATTGATACTGGATATCAAGAGTTGGCTACATATATGAATGCTTATTCTCAGAAGATGCAGATGAAGCGAGAAGTTCTTGCGGACAAAGCCATCTGGACTGCCAAGAAGCGTTACATTATGAATGTTCACAATTCAGAAGGAGTACAGTATGCAGAACCTAAGATCAAAGTTATGGGTTTGGAGATGGTCAAGTCGTCTACACCTGCGGTTATTCGTAACAAACTTAAAGATTCGATCAAGGTCATTCTTGAAGGCGATCAGTCGAAGTTGCACAAATACATACATTCGTTTAGAGATGATTTTAACAAAATGCCAGTTGAAGAGATTGCGTTCCCGAGATCTGTAAATGGAATGAAAGAATACATGGCTTCATCTACGATCTATCGTAAGTCTACACCAATCCATGTTCGTGGTGCTTTGTTGTTGAATCATCACTTGAAGGAGTTGAAACTTGATAAAAAGTACCAGCCAATTCGAGATGGCGACAAGATTAAGTTTGTGTACTTGAAGACACCAAATACCATTCAAGAAGATATTATTTCCTTTGGTCAAGAACTGCCAAAAGAATTAGACCTACATAAGTATATAAACTATGACAAACAGTTTGAGAAGGTATTCTTAGATCCTCTGCAAATTGTTATCCAACCATTAGGCTGGACTGTTGAAGAACAATCTAGCCTTGACCAATTCTTCTAAGGATTATGATGAACTCAAATAACACACCAGAAATTTTACGATGGGATATGAATCCAGCCAGAGAGACATTGTCTGCGTATATTATTCCAAATGCATTTTCTTTATCTGAAATAAACTATCTACACAAGTTGATTAATGTAGAAGATGTTGAAGAAGGTAAATCCACAGGAGATCCTTCCAGAAGGAATAATGTTGGTATTGTTTGGTTAAAAGATCAAGTCAAATTTCATTGGGCATACGAGAAATGTGCTGGCTTGGTTAAGAAAGCAAATCATGAGAACTTTAATAAAAGATTAAGTTTCATGGAAACATTACAGTATACTCTGTACAATGATGTTAGTGAATCTTATTATGGTCAACATTTCGATCAAATAGTTCACACAAACAGAGACACTAAAAGAGTTTTATCGTTTAGCGTTCAACTTAGTTCACCAGATGTCTATGAAGGTGGTGACCTAGAAATTTATACTGCTAATGATTTTTCTGCTACCAAAAATCTTGGTGATATGATTATTTTTGAATCTACTCTACTCCACGAAGTTAAACAAGTAACAGCTGGAACAAGAGTTTCATTAGTTGGGTGGGTACATGGACCAAACATTTAAAAATATTCGAGTTATTAAAACTGGAATAAATGTTAGTAAGATTCTAAAGCAGTTGGAAGAACATCCAGAAGATTGGGGTGTTCAGAAAACAGTTGAAGGTGCTCAGTCAATGCTTGACAGAGGGTTTCCTGAAGTTGAAGCAGGAGTATTGCAGTTGGTTATGGGTGGAGTTGCGAGTGAAGATCAATATGTTGGAGATACTGAAATTTGTATTCCAACTCCAGCCTGCAAAAACCATACACAAATACTAGCATTCCTCACACGACACTTTGGAAGATTTAGTCGTTGTGGATTCTTATCACTACCAGTTGGTGGTAAGGTTGGTAAACATATAGACATGGGTAGCTACTACCAAACTCGTGATCGATATCATCTTTCGATTCAAGGAAGATACAAATATATGGTAGGTGATGAAGAAGTTATTGTTGAACCTGGAACTCTACTCTGGTTCAATAATAAGTTAGAACATGGAACAGAGAATCTTGGTGATTGCGTTCGCATTACATTCGTTTTTGATGTACCACATTCCAAGAAAAACCCGTAGTTGTCTTGCAACAGACATTGCGGTATACTAATACAATACATACGGAGAACTATATGGGCATTTTAGATAAAATTAAAAAGAACAGTACGATCAAAGACTCTGCTATTCTATCTGAATCAAAATTCTTTACGAAGAAAGATATGATTCCAACTACCATCCCTGCCATCAATGTGGCATTATCTGGTCGTCTTGATGGTGGTTTAACTCCAGGACTTACGATGTGGGCTGGTCCAAGTAAACACTTTAAAACAGCATTCAGTTTGATTATGGCTAAGTCATACTTGGACAAATACCAAGATGCTGCTTTGTTGTTTTATGATTCTGAGTTTGGCACCCCTCAGTCTTACTTTGATTCTTTCGGGATCGATACACAGCGAGTAGTTCATACTCCAATTACCGATGTTGAACAATTGAAGTTTGACATCATGCAACAAATGAATGGTGTTGAACGAGGTGATCACCTGATCATTGTCATTGACTCAATTGGTAATCTGGCTTCTAAGAAAGAAGTTGAAGATGCCATGGAAGGTAAGTCTGTTGCTGACATGAGTCGTGCTAAACAAATGAAGAGTTTGTTCCGTATGGTTACACCACACTTGTCTTTGAAAGACATTCCTCTCATAGTTGTTAATCATACATACAAAGAGATTGGATTGTATCCAAAAGATATCGTTGGTGGTGGCACTGGTTCATACTACTCAGCTGATAATATTTTCATTCTTGGTCGTCAGCAAGAAAAAGAAGGCACTGATGTAGTTGGTTATAACTTTATCATCAATGTCGAGAAATCTCGTTATGTTCGTGAGAAGTCTAAGATTCCTGTAACAGTTAAACACGATGGTGGTTTATCTACTTGGTCTGGTCTGTTGGACATGGCTCTTGAATCAGGACATGTTGTGAAACCATCTAATGGTTGGTACTCAAGAGTTGATACAACTACAGGTGAGATTGAAGAAAAGAAATTTAGAATCAAAGATACGGACACCAAAGAATTTTGGTTGCCAATCATTACAGGTTCTACATTCCCTAAATGGGTTAAAGAAACTTACCAAGTTTCAAATGGATCAATTATCAATAATGATTCCATCGAACAAGAATTGGCTGCAATAGAACTAGATGATTAATCTAAGACCACACAAAACTCTAGAACGAAACGGACAGATTGCATTGCAGTTGTCCGAAGGGAAATTTTCAGGTATAATATTCTCTTATGGTAGGGTTGAGTTTGAAGAAAATAAAGATGCTGAAGAACTTAAAGTTATATTTGACTATGAGTTGCATGATGATGCTGGTATCGAATACGATCCAAAAGAATTAAAACAGTATCTTGGTGACTTCTTAATTGAACTTATAATCTTTGGTATAGAACAAAACAATATAGTTTACACAGGTGGGGTTGATGAGAATAGAGAAAACAATATTATCGAATCTGATTCACAATGAAGAATTTTGTCGTAAGGTAATCCCATTTTTAAAGACAGAATACTTTGTTGATAGAAAAGAATCGATTATTGCTGCAGAGTTAATTAGGTTTTTCGGTGAATACAATAAACCTGCATCTCCTGAGATCCTTGCGATTGAAGTTGGGAATAGAACTGATCTAAACGATAAAGAGATTCCTGAGTTTGAAGTTTATATTAATGAACTCACTAGTAAAGAAACCAATGTCGAATGGTTGACTAGTGAAACAGAAAAGTTTTGTAAAGACAAGGCTGTTTATAATGCAATCCTCTCCTCAATCAAAATCATCGAAGGTCGTGACAAACTACATACAAAAGATTCGTTACCATCTATCCTTTCTGATGCTCTTGGTGTTTCATTTGATAATCATGTTGGTCATGATTATCTCGAAGACTACAATGAGAGGTATGATTTTTATCATAGGTTGGAAGAGAAGATTGCTTTCGACCTTGACATGTTCAATAAAATCACTAAGGGTGGTCTTTCAAAGAAAACATTAAATGTATGTCTTGCTGGCACTGGTGTTGGTAAGTCATTGTTTATGTGTCATGTGGCTGCATCTACTTTGATGCAGGGTAAGAATGTTCTTTACATTACTATGGAGATGGCTGAAGAAAGAATCGCAGAGCGAATCGATGCTAATCTTTTGAATATTGCTATGGATGAGTTGAAGGTTATTGATAAAGAAATCTATAACAACAGAGTAGATAAAATCTCTAAAAAGACTCATGGTAAATTGATCATCAAAGAGTATCCAACTGCCAGTGCCCATGCTGGTCATTTCAGAGGTCTGTTGGAAGAACTTAAAACTAAGAAGAAGTTTTCTCCTGATATGGTAATCATTGATTACTTGAATATCTGTTCTTCATCACGAATGAAGCAAGGGGCAAATGTTAATTCTTATACATATATTAAGTCGATCGCTGAAGAGTTGCGAGGACTGGCTGTTGAATATGCTGTGCCGATCTTGAGCGCAACGCAGACAACTAGATCAGGCTTCTCAAATACTGATGTTGAATTGACGGACACTTCTGAATCGTTTGGACTTCCTGCCACAGTAGACTTTATGTTTGCTTTGATTTCCTCAGAGGAATTGGAAGGCTTGAGTCAGTTGCTGGTGAAACAATTGAAAAACCGATATGGCGATCCGAGTTACTTTAAAAAGTTTGTAATTGGAGTTGACCGATCTAAAATGAAACTATATAATGTAGAAGCATCAGCACAAAGTGGTATATCAGAATCTGGACAACAAGATGATCGTCCAGTTTTCGATAAGTCTGACTTTGGAAAACGAATTAAATCAGAAGCATTTGAAGACTTTAAGTTTTAAGAGGAAATTAATATGGTAAAAGTAATTGTAGCGGAAACCAAGCACGACTGTAAAC